TTACTTCCCTGAGGTATACTCAGGCCACCTTTTGTTACGAATTTTTCACTCATATATAAATATTTATAGCAACCAAGGGTGTTTTCTTCGGTTGCGCACCCTAAAATGAAGAATAATATAAAGAAAATAGTTTTAAAGGCGCGATACATGGATCTCGAGCTAAAAGAAATTTCTGATGTATATGATGAATATACACTAGAATGGAATTTGTATATAGCGGAGCTCTATCACAGACTGAAGATAGACAAGGAGGAGGTTGCTGATTGTGATAGTTGTGACGTCAGAGACACAAGCCCTAAGATGACGAATCCAGCAGTGATCAAGAGAATGTATAGAGATATAGCGCATCATGTCCATCCAGATAAAAACGCAGATGATGAAGATATGGCTCGCTTGATGAGATATGCAACCAAAGCTAAAGAGTCTAACGACATGATTGCCTTGATGGATATGTGTGATGATCTAGGTATAGACACTCCCAAGTTGAGAGATAGTCATCTCAAGTATATAGAAGACGATATATCTAGCAAGCAACATCAAATAGATAATATGAAGAACTCAAATCAATGGGTGTGGAGCACCTCAGATGCAATGAAGAAGAAACTTATTGAGTCTAGTATAGTGAAGCAATTGACAGATCAGAATACATCAACTTAATGCGAATCGGTATAATGACACATCGAGCTCTATTGTTGTAATTCCAGATAATGACACTATATTATTCACCACACTAGCCTCTATTCGGATAGCGGATGAGTCTCCTAATACACCGTATTGTGTCAACACCACTTCGTTGTCTGTAGCTAGTATCAACAATTCAGAGCAATGAAATGTATCACCACCAACTGCGTTTATTGTGTATTTCGCAGATCTGAAGTCATCTACGTTGAATGTATCTAGAATCTGTGTACCGCTGACTGATGGTATCTTCAGTGACGTTATCTCTGTTGTACCGGAGAATACGATGGAATCAGTCTCAACACCACCTGTGGAGTTTGAAGTTGGGGTAGCACTCCAGTCTGTATTACCAGATCCTGTTTTTTCGTATCTCTTGAAGTTGTTGTCTGTATTGAGGTAATATGTACCTATTGCTGCGATGTATCCAGGTTCTGTAGATGGGTTACCGGATGCCTTCACCACGACCTGTCTTAATGGTAATTCATCTTGTATAAAATCTTCAAAAGCGCCCATATTATATGATCTCCTCTACACTCATGATCGAGGTACCAGAAACATTATTGTTAACTGCTACCCTATCAAGGTAAAATATTGTATCACCATTGTAATCTACAACAGTTGGGTTTGACTGGTCTACAATTGTGAACATACTGTTGATATCAATACCGGTGCTTATATCAGGATCTAATGTTGCTCCATTGGGTATACTGTCATCAAACGATATTGAACCTCTAAACGTCTCTGTAACACTTAGTTTGCTTGGATCTTCTATACTTGTCCCAATGGTTCGTGTACGAGATAATGCACTCACTTGTAAGTTTCGTTGAACAAAGCCTCCCAGAGTGTAGGTGTCTCCAGATATGATGCTATCTTGTATCATATGAGACAGGTTACTACCAGAAATATTAACCCAATCAAACTCACCCTTGCTATCAGAATCAGATACTTGTAAATTCGCTCTCCAACTAGTGTCATTGCTGCTCACCCATTGACCCAGCAGCACTCCAGCTGAAGGATAAGGACTCATGTTGAAGGTATGCAATCGTTGATTTGATGTGACGACTATTTGATACACCTGAGGTGATGTATTCTCATCACCTCCGGATCGTAGAGAGTTGTATGGTGTTGATACTGATATAACTGGTAGTATGTCTGATATGAAAATGATACCTGAGGTGAACACTGATGTATTATTGTTCTCTGACCTATTGACTGTCACCTTGAAATTGTTGTGTGTTATGTTGTATAATCCAGGGTTGGTGCATGTGACAGTCTTGGTCTGTGTGTATGATGTACTGCCAGGGATTATGATGTCCGATCGTGGATCTATATACTCATATTGAGGTGAAGCACCAGTATTTGATATCGTTAGACTTACATCTGCAGACTCTGTTCCTCTCAATGCGGATTGACCATCAGGATATGATACTGTAAAATTCGTGAATGTGGGTGATACATTGTTAACCTTCAGTGTATCCACACTGTTGATGTAATTACCATAATTGTTAGATCCACCACGTGCTCTTATTCGGATCGGTTGATTTTGAGCAGATGTCACGGATGTGTCTATAGTTATTGTTGTCGATGCAGATAATGTATTAGGATTTACATTTTTTGTCTGCGAAGCACTAGCATAATTACCACCACTTTGCAGCTGCACTTGTGATACGTTGTTCGTATCAAATGTAACAGTCATTGAAATGATGTCGTTATCTTTCAACTCTGTTTGAATACCCGGGTAAGAACCAAACGTTACACCTGTAACTTCCGGACCTTGACGCACCGGGATTGTGGCTGTTGATGTATGTTCATCACCCTCAGTACCAAAGCTATTTTTAGCAGATATCTTAACCGGTACATCAGTTGTGGTTGATAACGTAGTATCTACTTTCTCTGTTAGTATAACACTGCTTGTACCATCACCGTTGTCTACAGCTGTAACTGCATGATCTGTCACACTTCTAGTCGATGTATCATTACCTCCATCTAGGGAAACAGATGTTACATCCACACTGTCAAATATTATTGTGATCTCTACATCATCTCCATCTAAAAACATCGCCTGTTGTGACCCACTGTGAGTTGGTGGCTCACTGAAAGATACATCTAATATTGAAGGACCAGCTCCAACTAACGTTACTGGTATAGAGTGTGAACCTCCATTACCGGTGACAGTTATAACATCATCTCCATTTAAGTCTATATTCACATCAGCTGTGAACCTTCTAGACAAACCAATACGAGATATATCAGAGTTCTCCACTATCACATCATTAATATAAACCTCACCCATCCATTCAACTGCTGGACCATCCCACTCTAACACGATATTTAAATCACTATCATTATCAATAGTCACGTCATTCACTATTAAATCTTCAGGCACTGTACCAGATACATAGTTTATATCAACCAACCCAGAGTTGTTAACAATATCGGTTACAAATACCAATGAGACTAAGTCTGGCTGTGTTGTGCTTAAATCTACTTGATTACCATTTGATATCATCAATGTATTACCAGATAAGCTTAGTGTTTGATTGTCTAGTTCATCAGCTAAAAATCCTAGATCTACCGTATTACCGGATGTGATTGTTAGTTCAGTTCCTGATATGGTTAGATCCTGCTGCATAGAGCTAAGATCTATTGTGTTACCTGATGAGATAATTAAAGAGTTACCAGATAATGATAGTGTTTGCTTGTGATCACTCAGGTCTATCGTATTACCTCTGCTGATTGAAACTATATCATCAGTTAGAGTTAGCGTCTGTATATCTAGTTCTGGTAGCGCTAAGGCTAAATCAATATCATTACCGTCTGATAACGTTAACATCGACCCGGACAGACTCAAAGTTTGAGATGGTATGGTTATATTCTCTCCAGACAACATCAAACCACCAGGAATGGTGACTGTTCTTACCGGTGGTAGTAATCCTATAGGCTCAAAGTATGTTGTTACTGAAGCTCCAGATAATATTAAATCACCTACAACCTCAAACTGATTCCTAACTAACGCCATATCCAATATTTATGGTGCGCAGAGGATGTTTTTGATGATTCAGTGTTACATCTTAGGATGGTAGTGCAGAGTCATCTGCAGATGAGGTGTTATCCATACCATCTCCATCAGAGCTAACTTCCGGCGCCGCACCAAAGTCTGGTGGTGTGTCAGACGGTAACGCTGTATCACCCATACCTCCCATGCCTCCTAATCCACCCATGTCTGCAGGCGCTGGTTCTCCACCCATTCCTTGCTGAGATATAATATCCCTCCAATTCGGTCCTAGTGTCTCTATCTGAGCCAGCTCAAAGGCTAACTCCTTGTCCTTGCGGAGCCATTCACGGTTTCGCCTGACTTCTTCATCATCCCACTTGAGATATTTCTTTTGTGAAAATGTATTAGATATCAGCTCATTAGCGGACATGTTGTTAAAATTGTTTGACTTTAAATCGAATATCTGTTGCTCACGTAGTGCATGAAAAGATGATGGTGGGTTAAACTCGACGTCAAAATCGTTCTCTTTGAGATTATAAGAAGTCCATAGCTTTCTCAGCTTGAGATGTGTTACAAATGCATGTTTTAATCCTCTAGCAAACTGTCTCTGAAGCCTCATGATAAACTTAGCAAACTTCAATTCCTCTCTCAGAACACTTGAATCGTCTTGAAATGATGATTCAGGTTCAAGACGATTGGTTGGAACTCGGAGAGATTTATATAATTTCTTGACGAAGTACATTAAGTCTGCCAATTCACCTAAATTTGCTCCTCCTGGTAACTGATTAACTGTTGTACCCTCGCTACCGTTTCGCTTTGCGAACCAGAATGCATCTAACATACTCTGAGGATCAAACGCGTTCACTGTAGTTCCTTGTGATGCATCATATGTTTTTCTACTCCAATATGAATGCATTAACTTCTTTAAGTATGCTTCAGCTTTCGGTGGAGACATATTACCTACATCAACATTAAACACCAGTCTTTCAGGAGCTCGGACTAACCTATAAATAACTATTGAGTCTTCGACTAGTGATAACTGTCGGTATGATCTACGGCAATTCTCAATAAAAGGTAATCTTACATCCTGATCTTCATTCCATGAACCAGAATGTATATACGTCACCTGTGCTTGATCAAACGGTATATATTCTATCTTATCTGCTTGTTTTGTTTGTTGATTCATGACCGGTTTCCGGAGGATAAATCCTTTCATCAACCCATTCTGAACGTTATCATACACTGGATCTATAACTTCAGATGGTATATCGATTACACCTAGGATGCCTTGCTCGGTGTGTGATTCGTGTATGATATGCTCAAAGAATAACTCTCCATCTATTAACAACCGTCTAGCATACTCCCAACCTTTGTTTTCTAGATCAAAGTGAGATATAAATTTGTCAAACTCTTTTTCTATCTCACCTCTCTTGGTATTAGATATCTCATTATTTCTGCATGCTATACGAACAACCTTGTCATCCTCATCAGTCACGATAAAGTCATCACATATCTCATCTAATGCATCACCAACCTCAGAGTACATAGACATCACTCGATAATCTCTCAATCGTTTAGACTTATCATGATCTATATTAGCATACATGAAGTTATGATAGTTCTTATCGATGCTGAGTGATCCTATAGGCTCATCCTCACTTACTTGCTGAGATACTGAATGTTTTTGCAGTACATGATCTCTCTTGGAACCAGTCTTGTAAAATAGTCCATATTTCGGGTTCACATCACCTACATTACTCAATGTTTCTGCTGACGAATACGGTAGCTTATTACCTATATATTTCATCAGCGATCTACCGAATGTTGTACCTCTACCTGACTTTGGTTGATTTGTTGCCATCTATAATATATATTTAATGAGCGAATCGTTTAATTCAACATGCTGTATATACACTACACAGATCTGATTAGTGTGGGTTGAAGATTAAATTCAGTCCACTCAGTAGATTTATTGATATACCCAGGTGACAACTTACCATAACCTGCTGTATTGGATATGATTATATCCAATTCACATATCTCATTCACTGCCGGTATACTCACTATGATCTCATTCTCAGATAATATTTCAAAATTTATCTTAAATCCATAGAGTGGTTCATAATCTACCCAGTCGTCATATAACCGCGATCCAGATAGATCTGCAGACGAACTTAAGAATACACTGTTGGTGTACTGCATACTATAACCGGTTATCAATACGTTGTATGGTAGGTGTGACTTGATGGTATTGTGTGATATATGAGTTATTGTTGGTCTTGCGAATATTACCACTGATTCAGTTAATTCATTATGTGGCATAACAGATGTAGCAGATAGTATGTATGTGTCAGAATCATTCAATGTAACAGTAGGTGTCATTGTTACGGTTGGTGTTACTGTTATTGTTGGTGTTGAGGTGGTATATGTAGATGATACGACGGGGGTAGATATTATAGGTGCGTTATTTATCTCAATAACACCATCAAATTCAGTTGATGATATATCAATCCATCCAGATAGAGGTATGTTAGCATCATTAGATGCGTTTGCATAGTACAATGTGTAAGGTGACTTGTTATTAGATATTCTCCACGAGCCTCCTACGAAGTTAGATACATTATTACTGCGTGTAATCTTAACGTCAACAGTTGTACTCGTGTACTTAACACCGGCATCAGATTGATGTGTTAAATTATATGTATCATTTATATAATCCTTACTTGATTGAGTTATATTAAGATTGTTGGTGGTCATTCAATATTTATGATAGGGGTGAAATTTGAAGTTATCTTGTATATATTACCAGCTGGATCTTCTCTAGATTTAAACAACCATGTCTTGATAGTGAAGCTAGTGTCTGCAGATACTCTATACGGTGTTGACCCATTAATATCACTCGGATAGTTCATAGACATCGAACCGTCCCACAATACAGGTGATCTTATCTCTTGTTGTTTTTGAAGAAGATCTTCTGGTAATTTCCACGATATTATGATGTATGGGTTGTTATGAGGTATAAAGTTACTTAAAATCTGATCCATATCTGTCTGATATCTAGTCATTATACTCATCGATAATTTAACGTCTATCGGAACAGGAGTCATCAAGTGATCAGTCTTAGTGCTTATGACTTCACCAGCAAACGTCTCACTTCTTGTGTGATATGAACCGTATATTTTATTGAATACTCTTGAATCATCTCTACTAACACCAGTGATATTGACCGCGATTACAGGTAGTGTTAGATGTTTAGACTTATTTGTTAGATCGTGTATAACTCTCTGCTTGGGTGAGTATACATATCTAACAGCTAGTTTCTTCTGCTCCTGTCTCTGCTTGTTATACCTAGATATAACTACATCATCAAACGCGCTGATGAATTGTGTGACTGAGTCTTTAATCTCAAAGTGAAACGATTGATTCTTCATGTGTATAATTTTATGGTAATATTAATCTCACTCCACTTATAATCTCTAAAGATTCTTCTGTCACTTATATTCATAATATTATTTATACAGTTGACTTCTCATTATCATGATATAATATAATGTATGATGCAAAAGTGTGAAACAGCGCTATAGTATCGCCTACCAGCATTTTCGGTACACGAGTGTGAGCAGCGGTCAGCTCAAGAGGTAGGATTTGACTTGGCAGAGAGAACTGCTAGAAATGACAAAGCTAAGTTAAACACACCTGCAAGGCGGCAGATGAAAAACGGCAGATTAAGAACCTGCGCAGCACCGAACCGTGATTATTAAAACCAATCAGCGTATATTAGCGGTTTACACAAACCGGAGTTTATAGGTCGGGATTCTCCATAAAGTTAATATCTTAAACGAGTGCGCCTTATGTAAGTACTTCACACTGGAAATAACTACTAGCTCAATGTATCCTATGTCGTTTCATAGGTGCATTGTGTCTGTAAACCATCGACTGGAGATTACTACTTATAATCATTGTATATCATTGTACTTAAGTCCTAGGAAGTTAGGGTTTTCGACTGAGTGTAATATCAATCTGTATTATATAGGAGAACTAACGGATGGTTAGTTTGTACTTGTTTGCTTAGACGCTATGCGTCGTAGTATATATAAACAACGCTATCGTGAAAGACGTGGTTGTTGTCTTTTGATGAATCTCTGATAGCTTGTATTAGCTCCTTGTCGGTGCATAAATCGTCGAGTTTGTAACTGAATTCGATTCTCCGGAGCAGTTTGTCGTGTGTACAATTGTACGGATAGAAAATCTCGTAATTCTTCTTGACGTTCTTGTTCGTTTTGATGGTGAAGTTTATATAATAGTCATTGACATTGAACAACAGTAACTTACCTCTTCGGAGGATCTTACGATCATTCAAAACAAACCGTACATTTCTTTGTAGTACGTGCTTGCAACATGTCTCAATTTGTTCGATCATATGCTCATGAACGTTACTTTTTGATCAGCTGACATTTTGTATAAAGTTTCATTGAAGTATTTCCAGAATTCATCATTTGCTGGGATTTGAGACACTATATTGCATTGATCAACGTTGATTGTTCTATACCCTTGCATGAAGATGTCCCATGTGATTATCAAATTACGACTCGTGGGATTGTAACGAGGCGATTGCCTAGTAGGTTTGTAGTGCAAAGCTTCTCGGCCTTCACGCGAATCCAGCAACATACTACTGTTGGTACATAGCATTCTTCGGGTGGGGGATGCACCAGGCTTAGGACGTCTTCTGACGTACTTAAGCTCCAGTACATTGTCTCGAAGAAGTGCGCTTAGTGTCGGTAGTGCTACTCTCATCTTGAGCTAGGTTACATGTACCAAAAATTCTCTCTTCATTCAAGAATACAGATTTGCTTATCTTACCCTTACCGGCTACAGATATGTTGCTAGCTCTCATTCCGAATTCGTTGGGAAATATCACGGTGTCACCTGGTTTGACTTGAGTGCAGTTTGGACCCACCAACACCACTTCAGCCAAGCGCCAAGCGCGTTCGGCAGCGTTTCCAGGTATCACTATACCACCTCGAACTATATTATCTCCACCTTCATCTAGATCAGAGTAAGTCGCGAGGATGATGTCATCAAACAGTTGGTTAATTTCATATCCAACTAGCAAGGGTCCTTCTCTACTTGAATGATCTTTCAGGTCTATTAACCCAGATGATGGTTTTAATTGATTGATATCAGCGTGTTCTGTCATGTTACTAATATTTAGTGACATGTCTCCAGAAAGCCAGCTACTTCATCACGTCATTCATCTGTGATAGTTGAGTGACCTCACTGACAGATAGTTCTAATTTCTTCGCGAGTCTGACCAACCGCTCTGCAGATTCATCATCAGTGTCACTCTTAACCTTTTTAATATAATTAACTCTCATCCACTTGTGTCTAGCCACTACATTATGCAACAACTTGTAATGCATTCTCTTGTCATCAAGCAGCACAGGATGTAACCAATTAGCGGTACTATTAACCACTTCAGCGTGTCGAGGTGATATCATGCTGATCCATCTGTTGATCATGAAAGGTACATACTCCGACTCGTTATCTGTGTTCTCCAGAAACTTACGCTTCTTGGAGAACACAATATCGTTGAGATGGTCAAATATATTCACTTAGATATGATCTTGGTAGTCGCGATGAATATGTCATCATTCATGGTGTAGAACATACTGATGACATCGTTCATGAAACCCCTTGCATCCTCATCACTTAGATTAGTAGAGAACGCATGACTCGGTGCTTTCCTACCAGCTGTTATGTTGATGCCAGTATGACCTAGAGCAGCTCCACACTTGACATGTGTTATGCTGACACTACATTTACCCTTGGGTTGTATGATTCCATGTTGCTCGTGCTCGGCATGCACAATCAAGTCATCACCATCCAACTCTATAGGTTTCTTGAGATACTTAGATCCAAGTATATTGGCGATACCAGTGTTCAGCAAGCGTTGAAATGCTATAGCTCCGAATGGCTCTAATCCTGGAATCTCCCATAAAAAGTTAACAGCATCATCACTATAAATAAATTCATTTTTTAAAACATCCTCTTGATCGATCATTCCTTCTGTCTCTACTAGCATAGGAGATCTAAAAGCAATTATATTGCCTATAGGTAGCACTTTGTTCCGGAAAAATTGATAAGCGAACCGGTTGTGCAGCAAGTTACCATCATACATGTTTATATCTTCAACTATCATAAGATATATTATATATTATATAATGAGAAAGTCAACGTATGACAATCGTGTATATTACACGAAAGATAATATCAATTGCTTGGTGTCTAGATTAAGACTATTGAAGAATGGCGTGAGTGTATTCACGTGATCTCTTCGTGATTGGATATTTTTCTCACTACTCTTATTCCTAGTCAAGCTCTCATGATGAAAGCACGTGAGCCAGTCTGCATAATAATTATCATAACCTTCACTTAGCAATCTCATATTAAATTCAACATCCTCAAAGCACTCATTGTAGCTCTCATTGAGCATGCCTATCTCATGAAATCTATCTCTACTCACCATACAAAAACCTGCTGTATTACCCATAACTTTCTCCCAGGTGGAATTGTATTTATTATTAGTTCTTAGACCTCTATGAGTAACAGCTAAAAATGGTCTACCGGCACGATCTCTAACTACTTTTGCTATCTGACCAGCATGCTGTACAGAGCCATTCTGAGGATATAACAACCTACATCCCACACTGCCTATATTTTTTTTAGTGTTGAACAGCTCAACCATCTCATCGACGCAATTATCAATAACCTCTATATCATTGTTACACATCAACACCAGATCCTCAGTCACATAATCTCGTATGATGGTATTATTACAGTATGCAAATCCATATCTATTGAATTGTATCAACTTAACTCTACTCAAGCATATATTACAATTCTTGAGATACCTTTTAAGAGCATCAATCTCATCTTGCGTCGACCCGGTGTCTCCAATGTATATAGTATAATCCTGAGAGGTGGTGTTTATAATAGAGTCTATACACTTAGTTAAGATTGGTATATTACCTTTAGTTATTATGACAATACCAAGTGTCATAATACATTACAAACCTTTAGATAAAAACTTGATAGCTTTTTGAAACTCTCTAATAACAGTCTGCTTGTTTCTACCTTCACCTTTTGTCTGATTACCTTGTTCGTCTTCAGTTATAGTAGGTGCTGTTTGCCGTTTAAATTCTTCTCTATAAACCTTAATAAAATCCTCACTCAACCTCAACTTAGACGGAAATCTCTCTCTCACAATAGTCCTAAGTAAACCATACTTCTCCATTATTGTCTCAAAACTATCTTTATATTTTTTCATCATTAATACTTAAGATAAACCGAATAGTTTTTCTAACTCTTCAATCTCTTGAGGGTTGATGATACCACCCTCTTTCATAGCATCTCCATCACTATCTAAATACAACTTAACCATCTCAATCCGTTGTACTGGGTCACCGAATATTTCAATCATTGCTGGTTTATCATCTTTAATAAAGAATGGAGTGTCATCAGATTTCCATTGCTGAAACAAGTTTTTAAGAATAGCGTCAACTTCTTTTATATATAATGAATCAGTCTCCCTAGTATCATTATCTTCTATCTTAACCGGAGCGACTTTAGTGATAGGCGTAAAGAATATAATATCTATAGCTCTCATACTCTCTCTAACTATCGGTATACACTTTTCAACAAATTCATCACTAACTTTACCGTGAAAATTACCCCACATACTATATGCGATATTATCTAATGGACATCTATCGTATATAACACTATCACCTTTTCGATACTTCTGTTGTAAATCACACATACTATTCAGTATACTCCACTGTGTGTCCTCTGTAGTATACTTACTATGACTATCACTCTTTAGTTCATCTCTATATGTTTTTTCCGGGGTGGTGAATCCAGGCCACTCTTTGATTATATCTTGTATCAAGGTGCTCTTACCTTGGCATGCTGAACCTGTGATTGCTATCCTCATATAATTATATATTAATCTCCCATGGAAACTCCAGCCACTCCTTACCGCAATGTTCGCCTACATAGTCTGGTTTGAATGAACTATGATCCTTACAATATAGAGTAGCTGTCTTGAACTCCACTACACCTCTATGAAACTTACCAGATAGTCGATTCACTAACCCGCTCATGGTCACTCCTTCATCACACAGATCATCCACAATTAAGATATTCTTACCTGATATACCTTTCATCAGATCATATAACACATCTTGATACATAACCCCATGATAATTTTCCGGGTCTCTTATACGTTGATCTTCATCATAGCTATGATATCCATGCACAAGAACTTCGCGTATGCTTAAGTTGTGTGACAGTATGGTAGCTGGAACAAGACCACCTCTACTCAATCCTATAATAGTGTCTATCTGTATCTCATCATGAGATAATTGCTGCACGATGATATCGCATTGAGATTGAACATCAGACCAACTGATAGATCTCTTCGTCATACACCAGTTGTCTGATCCCATGCACTGACGTGAAGTCTCGTGAGTCCAGTATAACCATGCTTCTTACCCATCTCCATACAAAACTTTGTTCGTTCGTGATAATTCTCTTGCTTATCTAAGCCAGGCATCATTAACACTTTCTTCGCAGGTATATTGAATGGCTCTACGAAATCATTAATTATTTCCTGTACACACTCCTCTGTACTGATGACAAACTTAAACCAGTAGTTAGGGTGAGACATGATTCGATTTAAAGCTTCTGGTTTGATCCTACGATCTTTGCTCATCCCACTGTTAGCTAACTTAACACTGCAGTTGATTTGATCTAATTGATCAAACATATCATCTTCAATATAAATAGTACCATTGGTCTCAATCTCGTTGTATAAGTTAGCACTATTAAACTGATGATAAAACCAGTTGATAAAGCTTGAGATGGATCGCTGATTCTTAGGTATGGTCGGCTCACCACCTGTCCATATAAGATTAACTCTACCTTGACATATCCACTCGAATATACCCTCATCCATCCATTTATCTACAAGATATTGAAAAGGTTTTTCTAAACCCTTTCTCCATACTGCTTCTGT